ACGGGAAGCTGTCCAGCTCCAGCGGGCACAGGACCTGGGCGGCGGTCACGTCGACCACGAACCGCCTCTTCAAAAACGTGCAGTCCTCGAGACGCATGTAAGGCACCAACGTGGCGCCCTTGCGTCCAGCAGTGTACTCCAAACCAAGTTCTGCGACGTACTGCGCGACTGTGCACTGGTTAAAAACCGGCGCAACCGCGTCAGAAATGTTGGTGATGTTGTCATCGCCCAGCGTGAAACTGGAGACATTGTCCCAGTACGAGCAAGGGTTGCCCGTGGCGCGCGCGTAGGCGTAGACGAGACAGAACATGGAAAAGATGGAGTTGACACACGCGGTCATGAAGTGGCCGCTCGGCAGGCTCTTGTTCCACTGGTAAACAAAGAGCTGCTGGATGCCACGACCGCCAAGGTGCCTGGAATGAATCAAATCCATCCAGAGCACGTGCCTGATGCCAGCGTTCTCGTCGCCGTCGTCGTACCAAGACTGGATGTGATCCAGCATGAGGTACAAAAACTGCGGCTGCTGACTGGCGTCAAAGCGCTTGAAGTCGCCGTCAAAGCACTTGTCACCTTTCTGGACCAACGCCAAACGAAGGCGAGTCCAATCCTTGTACACGCAGATGCCCGGGCACATGCCGGAGCGCTCCCACTCGTTGAGCTGCGCCTGGACGAATGCACCAAAGTACTGGCGACAAACGACGTAGTACGCGAGCGGTGTGCCGGAAATGAGGCGCGTACGCACCTCATCAACCTTCGCATGTGGGAGCAGCTCGTCCTTCGGAAAGTCCGAGCAAATGTGAGCAAGACGCTCACCCTTCCTGGCGCACTCGATGATGTACTCACAGCGCTGGCGCAGCATCTGGGAGCCCTTGGTGGAGAGGTCGTACTCCTCACCCAAGCCAAAGATCTCCTTCTTGCCGTCCTTGAAAACCTGGCTGAGCGGCCAGCCGGGAGAAGTATCCCGGGCTATGGCACGCATGCCGGTCACGCTGTTCCCGTTGATCGCCTCCTCAAAGTCGAGGATCCGGCGCGGGTACTTGTTGATGCTCTCCAAGAGCGGCTGCATGGCCACTCTCATGCACCTGGCAGGAAGATCCATGTCAGTATGCATGACAGCCGCACTGTAGCTGCCATAGGCATGCTCCAGCGGGTAAACCCTGCCACCGGACCTACTGACAGGTCCTAGCTCCGCCGGACGAACCGGGCTCGGGCCTAAGAAACCATAAAGGTCCGTAGGCTTGTACCGGGACTCCGGAGGGAAGCAGTTGCCGGACGAGAGCTTGTAGAGCGGCAAGAAACTGCCCTGCGTACGCAGAGGCAGCTCCTCGCACTCCTCAACCTCCGCCTGGAACTTGGTGGCAAGCGGCCGCAGCTCCGGCGACACGACTGGTAGACCGCACTGCTTGACCTGCAGCTGCAGATCCTCCTCGCAGCGATCAATGACCAGCGGCCGCCCACTCTTGTGAGCAACTTCCCGCATAAGCGGGACGAGCAGTTCCTGAGTCACAATGTTGCAGTATCCAGTTCTTCGCGATGGTACAGTGTTGTTCCGAACAGGCGTGCCGGCAACGTGCAAGCCCAAAATCGTGTGGGCGTAGGGCATGCGGTTGTTATCCCGCAGCATGACTGCCGTTCCGCAGTCGCCCTTCACGGTAGGCACGCTGTACTCGAAGCACCGCTCGAGCATCATGCCATCGTACACAAGCATGCGCTTCTCCGCCAGCTCGAAGTGGTAGACGTCACGACTGTTGTCGTCGGGGAACTTGTCGTCCACCCGAGAACGGTACATGAGCGCTGCCTTGCCACTGAGCTTGTCCACCTCCTTCTCGGTGATGAACTTGGAGAGCTTGTGACCGTGAGCCCGACACTTATGCTCCATCCTGAACACGCTGAG